CGCCTTCCGGGTCTATATCTTGCTGTACATTAGACAGTAAGTTCTCAAAGTCTTCAAAACTTGCGCCAGACGCGAGTAGGTCTGCAGCGCCTGATATAGCTCTAGGATCACCAGTGGCTCTTATAGTATCTAGTATACCGCCCAGTTGTTGATTGGCCTCCATCTCTCTAACGAATCTATCTTCTGCTGCTTGGGCATCCATGTCAGCGGCTACAATATTTGTAGTCATTCTAGTTCTAGTAGCGTCTACAGAAGATGCTAAAGATATAGTATCTCTAACAGCCAAATCTGCTAAATTGGTTAATTTTTGTGCATCAAAAAATACAACATTAGAGTCAGGACCACTAGATCTGTCTTCAGTTACAACACCTTCAGAACCATCAGGGTTTTGTACAGTAACAGCAAACCTTCCAGACCCGTCTGGAGCTGGGACTATACCGGTGGCTGTAAGGCCCTCGCCCAACAACTTTGAATTATTTATCTGTTCTAAGCCTAACTGCACAGTAGCAGCATCGCCGTTTGCTATGTTTTTGTTAAACTGCTCGATGTTAAGACCAGTCATAGTGGGATTAAGAAGGTTAGCGGCACTAAACTTTTCTACAGTGCTGTCAGCATCAGCTATGGCGAATTCTCTATCTTGCTTAGCGCCTAGGCGGGACTCTGCTGCCTCTTGGACAGTAACTATTCTATCATTGTATTCTTCTGTTTTTAGATTAGAACGCTCTATCTCGTCTTGCTGTCTATTGCGAAACTCGTTATCCCTGCGTTGCTGATTCATGCCTTGTATAGCACTGAACCCCGCTAGAAATGCTGAACCTACATCTTGAGTAGCCATATCTTAGAATCCCATTAAGAAAGCAACGCCCATACCACCGAGCGAGCCTAAAGTTGAATACGTCTGCGCTTTATGTTGCGCTCTTGCCTGTTCGTAGGCATTTTTACGTTGTGTAGCGTCTGCTGCAGCTCCACCCATTTGATCTTGAGCGGCTCTATTAACCCCTTGACCTATATCTATAAGGCTAGCCAATCGACTTCTGTTGGCTTCGTCTTGAGCAATTCTAGCGTTGTTCATTGCCCCAGCATAGTTTAATGTTTGGCCCATTTTGTTTGTGTCAGCCAAAGCGCTTTGTTGAGCCCTGTTAAGACCCACGCCGTAACGCTCTCTGTTCCGTTCTTGTGCGCCCTTTGCAACGTTCATTAGGTTAGTTCTACTGTGGACCGAGGTATCGGCACGGGCTTGATCTATTAGCCTAGTGTCCGTTTGTGCCAGTTCCAGTTGCTCTTCTTCAAACTCACGGTAGTTTTTAACGTAATCGTCAAACTCCATGCGAGTCATTCTAGCATATAGCTTATCTGGATCCTCTTCGATCTCAGTGCTACGAAGCTGTTTCATCCTCCCGCCTAAACTTGAGGATTTCTTGCGCTGTACAATATCACCAAACTGATTGCGGACAAACTCGTGTCCAGACTTAAGTTTGTTACCTTCGACATCTACTTTAGCTCGCCCCAACTCGGCATCGTTATCGTAAAAGCTTTCGGTCATCCTTCTGACCGCTCTTTTTCTGTTACCTCGATATATACCTGCGGCTATACCGCCATCAAATCCAACAGCCATAAATATACCCCCCTAAAATACGCTCTTAAGTGCAGTGCCGAACGTAGCCAATGGAGACCCTTGAGATACGCCTGCGCTGTTAACTGGGTTAAAGAAAGTGCCCTGAACTTGTTGAGGTGGGCCTCCGCCTGATTTCGGCATTTTCGTGCCAGTAGTAGCCATGTTATCCATGCCCTGTGCTAGGGCAGAGCCGGCTATCTGGGCAATAGCAGCATTTTTAGCGGCTTTAATATCTTCTTTAGCTTTAGCTTTAGTTAGGTTCTGAGAGGTCTCTAGTCTAGATGCTTGTGCCATACCGGACTGCGCTTGTGCTGCTTGCCCTCTAGCAGTTTTTAGTACGCCAGTTTGTAAGCCACGCTGTATCGCATCGCCTTTCTGGGTGGCCTGTGCCACCTGACCTTGTAGACCACTAGCGACATTAGTTGCGCGACCGAGGTCCAAAGCTTGTCTGATATCTGGTTGAGATGTAAGAGCCTGCATCGCATCAGCGTTAGCCCTAGCTCTTAAAGCTTTTGTAGGGGCGTCAGACTTAGACTTATCACGCATCTGCTGTAGGAGTGGATCGTACTTTTCTTTGAAGTACGAGTACTCTTTATACGCAACGCTTGCGGACGCTTTCTCAGATTCGCTAGGCTTGTAGTCTTGTTTTTTAGGCTTTGATCCCATTACAATTCTCTCGTATAAATTACTGTATTCTTTATCCAGCCCTCAGCTAGTAAGTATTTCTCTATCTGAGGTATTGGAGTTCTTACTTCTAAATTACTAAATCCTGCGTTTTTAGCTTCTTCTGCAAAAAACTTCCAATACTTTACAGCGCAATTTTTACCTCTTTCTTCTGCCCACGCTATCCATATTAGTAGCGTTCTATCTCCAGTAAAATTGTCTGTCTCTCCTGTCGTTACAACAAAACCTTCAGGGGCTACCCAAAGCAATGCGGCTTCTGTAACACAAGCAGTATAAACATCTTCTGGTCTGAAGGTTAGTTGAGGGTGCTCTCTCAACACTTCTTCTATACCTGTTTTAACCCAGTCCCACTCTTGTCGTATATCTACGACTCTTGGGTTAATACTTGTTGCCGTAGTCTCTTGTTCGTCTACGCCATGATCCTGTTTTTGAGCTTTGGATTCCGCCATATTTTACCTTCCTATATACACCTACATTCGCACCTCGTGCGTCCTGTTCTGCTCGTTCTACGCCCTCCATAAACAAATTGGAGTACACTCCAGCAGCGCCCATGTCTGACCATTCTACATTAGGCATCCGTAGTAATCTGAATAGAGCTCCGTTTACTATGGTGTCTCTGTAGTTATTCATAACGTCATTATCACAAGCTGAGCTATTGTGCGTTGGCTTCAACACCGCTCTGATTTGTATCCCTAATGATACACTACTAGATGGTACTGGCGCCAAGTAAAAAGTGCTACTAGACTGTTGTACATAGTACTCTGGTTGGCCAGTCTCTTCTCTCCACTTGCGTATACGCTGTTCTAGTAAAGTACTGCTTATGGGTTCTAACTCTTCACCGTCGTACGTAATCCATTCAACTCTGTGTACTGTAGTGCCGATAGGGGTATCGAAGTCATAAGAAAACGTACCGGCTATAGAAGACAATGGGTCTAACTCTTTGCGATACACGCCAGCCCGCTCACATAAATCTATGGTAGCAGCTCGAATGGCGTTCTCCGCTATTGAGTCTAAACACCCCGCAACATGTGGCAGTACTTCTGGGAACAACGCTTCGTATTGAATCGCCATAGATTAAGCTCCCGCAACTGGTTGTATGTTTCTCTCAGCGTTTGGTGAAGTCACGGTATCAATCTGTGCTTTACCAGTAATTGACGTTTGGAAAAGGTTGTAGTGATTAGCGGCTCTTTGTGCACTGCCGGCAAAATCTGCATCCTTCATATATGCCATGTATAAAACATAGTTCATTACAGCGTTTGCAAAAATATCTGGTATGCTTAAATTGTATCCACTTACCTCAGTCCAAAACGTACTGCCCGCCGCATCTGGAGTCTGGTTAGTGGAGTTTGAAGCCGCCTGATACACTTTAGAGTTGTAAGAGACTCTGTTACCAGTTTCATAAGATGTCGCAGAGTCCCAAACGCTAACAGCAGATAGCGCCTGTACAGGTGCGGGGTTAGCCGAGTAGATGATGTCTACTTTAACAGTAGTGCCTAACGCCCCGGGATATACATAAAAAACTCTAGGGTTTTGATCGTTGTATATGTAATGCTTTATTGTAGTAGTATGTGCCGCCGCACCACTTACGCCGGCGCTATGCCAGTCAGGAGTCTGAGAGTCTAAGATGTTTCCATCTATCAAACGTATAGAACTGCTAGGGGCAGTGCCTACAACGTTACGTACTACTTTAAGTAGTCTGTTCCCGTTACTAGGTATAGTCTGCTTAGTCCCAGCTGCTAAAGTTACCGTCTCATTGACAGCAGACGCGTCAGGTTTTAAAAGCGCTATCTCTCTTTGTGCATCGTTTATCCAAAGAACCAGCTCTTCAACTACTGGCCATCTAACGCCTGTAGTATCTTGTAGTACTTGTTGGACTCTATCTATTACACTATTAACTGACACAGTCATAACTAATTACCCTATAGGTTTAGTGCTGCTTCCCAAGCTGC